GACCTCCGGCATAAAATCTGGTGCGCCGTAGAGGATTTGAACCTCTGACCTCTTCCATGTCAAGGAAGCGCTCACTCCGGGCTGAGCTAACAGCGCACTGCTACAAAACTGGTGGAGAAGACGGGGGTCGAACCCGCTACCTCATCGTTGCGAACGATGCGCTCTCCCAAATGAGCTACTTCCCCGAACTACAAAACTGGTGGAGCTAAGGGGGGTCGAACCCCTGACCTCATCCATGCCATGGATGCGCTCTCCCAACTGAGCTACAGCCCCAATCTTGGAGCGGAACACGGGAATCGAACCCGCGTCCTCGGTTTGGAAGACCGAGACTCTACCATTGAGCTAGTTCCGCGAAACTCTGTACTGAGTTTATAAGCCGGGTTCTGTACCGTTCCAATCGGCTTGCGCCAGATGCAGAACGGTGACAATCATTCGTCTAGGACGTGCATCGCTGCACGCCTCAAGCTCTCAACCCGCCGTTTGCTATCGGCTTTCGCCGACGTTGTTCGTCCAAGCAGGACTCACGGCCTATTTGAGATTGCACCCCGTAGAGATTGGTCGTCTCACCCGAACTGAATCGGTTCGTCACTGTCCTCTAATCGTCATCCGTTTCTGACCCGGATGCCCAGCCGTTAACTGGTACGGTTGCTTATGGTGCCCGGACTTTCCTCCCCCGCTTGCGCGGCGGCGATTGTCCCACTCAGTACAAATTTGGAGCTACGGGTGGGGTTCGAACCCACGTATGTCTGCTTTGCAGGCAGATAGCTTTCCAACTTGCCGACCGTAGCAAACTCACTTGCCGCGTACAATCCTCGCTATCTCTCGCGGCGAAACTTTTTCTGCCACTGTCTCCGGCATCCGCGCAACCATGCGCTTTGGAATGTCGTAGTGGTCTTTGTGAAACCAGCAGCGCTTGATGCCCAGCATCTCCGCTGCCTTGTGAAGATTCTCCACGTTGTACGGCACTGCTATTAGATGCCGCTGCTCGTCGTAGAGAATCCTCACCGTCTCTCCTAAACTTGGCGGTGACAGCGGGACTTGAACCCGCGTTCTCCTCCGTGACAGGGAGGCGTCCACTCCAACTGGACCGTGCCACCGTGGATGCGACGGGGAGAATCGAACTCCCGAATAAAGACTTTGCAGGTCTCTCCCTTACCACTTGGGTACGCCGCAACAAACAATCTTGGAGGGATCGCACCTCGCTCCCACACTTGCCTGCAAGCTCATGTGGTTCTTCCCCGCGTTATCCACTAGGATCAGCGAAACGTTCCCTTTGCAGAGGTCACGCCCCACTCGCGGGCTGAAAAAGCTTTGGTCCCCGATCATGCAATCGGCACTTGTCCCCGGCTTCTGCACAGCCACCGCTGCCGTTCTACTGGGGCAGGTTTGCCAAATTTGGCGGAGATGATGGGATTCGAACCCACGATTTGGTCCGTGACAGGGACCTGAGGACGGCCTCTCCTCTACATCTCCATAAATTTTTCGCCCGGATGCTTAAGGAGCCTATGCGCTCCAACACCGTAGCCCGAAGGCTCCGGCTGCTCTGCCGTCCGGGGCGGCACAATTTGGTGGATACGGGGAGATTCGAACTCCATCTTCCTCTTTGCAAGAGAGGCGCATTCCCAATTATGCTACCGACCCACAGAAAACTGGTACCCAGTGTGAGGCTCGAACTCACGACCTCTACTTTGTAAGAGTAGCGCTCTAACCAACTGAGCTAACCGGGTACAAAAACAAAAGGGACGAACCATCTTTCGGTTCGTCCCTTGGAATCTTTGGTTTGGTCTCTAGTTACTCGCCAAACCCTCCAAGGGACATGGTATCTCCCTCATTCACCGCCGCCGCTTCAGCGGCGACCGTACCTGCGCAGGCGACTACGTTCCGTCCGAAGATGGTGTCGGCTGCTGTCGAATTGGCGTTGAGGAGGCTCATGTCTCTACCTAATACCTGATATTCTCATTTTTGATGATAGTTGTCAAGGGGAATCTTTCGCCCTCGGTTACAGCCGTTCTAGGAACCTTTGCGCCTGATGCTGTTCAATGTGTTCCGGCTTCGCCAGCATGCCGATTATGACGGCGCGGGCTTGGCGTTCCTCCCGCTGGAATGCCGCTTCCCGAATCGGCAAGTCTTCGCCGATTGGCGGCACGAACTTGTGGTACTTCTTCGGGAGCAGCGTGAAGAGCCTCGCCGTGGTCAGGTCACGGAACATCGGCAATTCATTCAGCATGTCCACATGCGTCTGCGCGATCTGAAGGTGAAAGCCCAAGGACAGGGGAGTAGAGGCATCGCCTATGACAGCTTCCCGTGCGCCCGGTCGGGGCGAAAACTCTTTGTTGTAATTCACGGATAAAAGTCCTCTCGTTTCGTTATGAAATTTGTTCAACTTGTTCAATGAGCAGATTGCGTCCCCGTAAGATGCGGGACTTCACAGCCGACATGCTGACTACCTTTGACTCTTTGGCGCTGACCTTCTCTTGAATCTCACGTTCTGACAGACCTTCCCAAAACCGGAGCCGGAGAATCTCACGAAACTTCTTCGGGACTTTTCCAATCGCACGCTCAAGAAGCTGGCGGTCGGCGATGCCTTCAAGTTCTAGGTCTCGGATTGCCAGCCAACGCTGCGCATAACTCACGTCAGAAGAACCCTCGTAGCGTTCCCCGTCCGGTCCGTAGGACAACAGGGTGTCAAGTGATACTTCACGCTGCCTTCTCTTGTTGGTGCGCAGGAGCATCCGTGCTTCGTTGATGGCGATGCGTGTTATCCACGTGCTGAACTTCGCCTGTTCCTCAAATCTCGGCAGCGCTTTCCATGCCTTGAAAAAAGCAGTGTTGGTGGCTTCCATCGCCGCATCGTCGTCCTTGACGAACCGGGTGATGGTCACGATCACGTGCCTGTGGTGCGCATCGTAGAGCGAACGAAAAGCTGTCTCGTCCCCGTGCTTCGCCTTGTGGACGAGATCAAGCTCCTCGGACGAATCGTAAACAGATTTCCTGACCTGTGCGCCAACGGGCATTTCACTCTCCGGGTTGAATATGTTACCTCAATCAGCCAAAGGTTGCAAGTGCCATGAGTCTATGCGCTTTTGCTGGTACGGAATCTGATCGTTCAACCAGCGAATCTCGGATTCAACTTGCCAGATAAGGTGCTGGCGCTCGTCCTCGTATTTCTTAGTGCCACGCTCGTACCTGACCGGGACAGGATTGGCGATGCCCTTCTGATATTCCAGAACTGGCAGCGTGTCCGGTACACTGGCTTTCAGATCGCCGAGATACCGTTCGGCGTCCTTGAGTTCCTGTTCCAGAAAATACTTGTACGCAATGTTCGCCTTGTTTGAAAGTTCGTAAGGCTGGTAGCCGTAGCCGAAGCACTTGCCGCTGCGGTGCCCGTAGTAGTGACCCATGCGGTCGCTGATTCGGAAGCCGTGGTGAACCATCTTGCGCTCGCCGTGGCGCTCCAGCTTGAAGCGTGCCTCGCAGATCGCACAGTGCCCGGTGTTGGTGATGTCAACGGGCGTCGGGTTCTCGGCTGGCTTGCGTCCCTTCACGATGATGGGCTTCACGGTCTGGAGCCACTTCCACAAATCGTCAATTTGATCAAGGACTTCAACGTAGCCAACGATGCCCTGCGTGAATGTGTCGGGGTAGCGCTTCCAAAGTTTCTTGAGGTTGCGGCTCATTTTCGCCGCTTGGTTCATGGAGAAGGCGTAGCCGATCTCATCCCGGCAGTCACCGTAAGAGTGTGTACGTTCTTCGCCACGAGCCGGGTCTGAGGCAACGTGTTGTGCGTGCTCGCACCCACCTGCAATGTAGCTTTTCGCCGTGAGGAATTCTTGGTTCCAGATTTTCCCGGCTTGAAGCCCCTCTTCAATGGTGCGCAGCGATGCAGTGAACTGGTCGGTATGTCGCTGGAAGGTATCCCGAATGTAGGGAGTACCAAACGTTGCGATGATTTTGTTTGTAGCCGGGATCGCCATACTGGAAGTATACAGCAGGATGGCAGGTTTTGTCCAGAAATAAAACCTTTGTTTTGTTACGTTTGCGGGGTCTCTTTGTCGTCGGGGATGTCTATTTCAATGCCGTCCTCGTCCGGGTAGTTGACACGGAACAGGATGTAATCTGGTGAGATCACTCGGCTTACCACAGGAACGTCAAAAAAGAGTTCCAATTCTCGGCGACTGACAAACACCTCACCACCCAGTTTGTCAATCAGGACAGCCATGATCTGGAGGAGCCTGTCAATCTCTGCTTCGTGCGGAGTCATCAGCTTCTTGTCTCTCATGGGTCCTCCCACTGAAAAAGAAACCGCTAGATCAGAAATCTGGGTCGTAGTCCGGGTCGTTGATGATCGGATCAATGTACTGCTCGGCAGCCGGATGCACTGACTTCTCGCCGAAGATTGCAAGCAGGAGCTTTTCTTCCGGGGACATCCCCTTGCCTGGGTCTCTCGGGTAAAAGTATGCGACCATCGCGCAGCAAAGAAGGGCGTTGACGCCGTCTACCTGCACGACCCTAAGTTCGTATTCAGCAAGATCAAATTCGTGGCAAGTAGGGCAGCAGTTGACGCCGTAGTGTTGGAAATCCTTACAGGTCAGCTTGTACTCTTCCACGACCTCACGGTTCCAATTGAATCGCTCGGGCATACTAGCGAAAACGGAAGTCAGTTAGTCCAGAGAGACCTTCGGGACTTCAGTCGCGTTCGCAAGGATGATGGAAGGTAGTGAGCACTCAACCATGGCGATCTGGCTGGGGCATAGGAGCACGAAGGTGCCCTGTTCCGGCTGGCGCAGCATACCGACCTGCGTGTACTGGGCGAGCATCTGCTGCATGAGCAGCTTCGCTTGAAGGTCGAACGGCTTGTTGGGATCAGCCGGGAGGGAGATGTCCTGCTCGGTCACTTCACCGGAAACAAATGTGATCTTAAACTTTAGCTTGATTTCCATGTTTGTCCATTCGATCCGCGAGGTCGCGAAGCTGTTTGCTGGTGAGGGGGTTGAAGGCTGAGGAGATGAAGACTATCGTCCCGTCCTCTCGGCGGGGGCTTCCTTCGCTGGAAACCACGTAGCCGCCGTGGATGTCTTCTATCAGAACCTTGCCGAACTCGCTGTCGCCCATTTTACAGTTCGCAGGACCCGGCAGAGCACGCAAGTTCCTTGGCTCCGGTGGTCATGTCTTCCTTCTCAAAGTCTGGAAGGCGTGTCCAGTCTATCACGGGCTGCTTCCCCTTCAAGGATAAATACTCCTTTTCGGAGATTTCTGTGTACGGGGCTTGGCGGTAAATGCCATTGTCAAAAGGCAAGAAGCTGACACCGCCGATGAGGTCAAAATTCCTGAAGCACCAGTCAAGAACGCACGTCCACTCCGACTCCTTCACGTAGATCGTGCAGGAGGGGTTGTGTTCTGTCCAATGCAGTTTGTAGGTCTTGTAAATCTCAAGCTGTTCCAGCGCAGTCAGGTCATTGCGTGTCTGACTAGCCGTGGGCGACTCAAGCGCAAAGTAAAACACGTCGGAGTCATTCGGCTTGTTGATCTCTGGTTCTGAAGGCCACCCAAGCGACCTCAGGAAAGTGTTGACCGGGGACTTACGGTCTTCCTGCGTGCCACGCATGATCCAGTGTGCAAAGCGGGTGTGGATGCCTGGCGAGCAGTTCACGAGTTGGGACACGGTACCGGACGGCTTGACACAGGTGATCGCCGCTGGCATGTTGATGCCCAGCTTGTCCGACCATTCCTTGGCAACGGCGATTGTGTACTCACGGAACTCGTCAAGCATAGCAGCGAGTTCTGACCCGTTCGTGTACGTCAGCGGGTTGTCCATAATCCCCGTGAGGGACACGCCCAGCAAGCACTCTTCCTCGGCGTTCTTCTGCCATTCCTTGCGGAGGTAGCGGAAGTCTGTCAGTGTGGCTTGCAGGCAGCCTACGATGGTCGCTATGCGAATCTTGCGCTTGATTGTAGCCTTGGTGTCATGCGGGCGGATGACGACCTCTGAGAGGTTGCAGAAGCCTTTCGGACGCAGGTTGATCTCGCCACAGGGGTTGGTGCCGAACTCGATGCCTTCCCATTTGCGGCGTCCGGTCTTCTTTGCAGAGTTAACGGCCGCGACACGGTTGAAGATGCCACGCTCGCCGGACTTGGATTCAATCAGCGTCAGGAATTCCTTGATGAAGATTTCCGGGTCAGGCTTCTCGGTGTAGGCGACGGAGTTGTTCGCCAGCCTGCGCCATGGAGCGCCGCCTGGTGCCTTCTCGTCCCACCACTGACCGTTCTTAGCGTTCCTCATGCGGTCGTCGGACAGGTTGGAGAGGGAAAGCATGGCAGAGCGACGAACACCGCCGACCACCACTACATCGCCGATCATGCACATCAAGTCGTGACACTCAATGGAGTTGAGCTTGCGACCAGCAGCTTTCTTGAAAAGCTCTATGGCAAAACGGAAAAGACGTTCAAGCGGTTCCGGTCCGGAGGCACGCCCGCCCATTGTTTTCAGTAACGCACCTGCGGGGCGAATAGCACTGAAGTCCCATTTGGGGATGTCACCACTGTAGAGGAGTTGGATAAGCTGGCGTAACCCGCTTGCCCAGCCCACTTTAGAGTCTTTCACCTTGATGCAGGTGTCTACCGGAAAAAATTTCTCGGCGATTGTCGGCATCGCATTGACGTACTGGCGCTCAACAGAAAAGCCGACGCCCGTGCCGCACATTGAGAGGTACATCGCCTCGTCAAACGCTCGTGGGTCGTCAACGGCAATGTACGAGCAGTTGTAGCCCGCTGCGTTGTCTTTCTCAAGCGCGGGACCAGCCGTCATCATCGCACGCATAGACGGCATGACATCCATGCTGAGGATCGCTTTCTCAATTTCATTGGAGATTTGTTCGCGATCAGCCTTCGGGATGCGCTCAGAGAAAAAGCCTACGTAGCGATGGACGGTCTCGTCCCAATTTTCTCTACGCTGACGCTCATAGTCCCAGCGTGCGTACCTGCTTTTATGGATGAATTGTTGGTACGGGGATATATCACTGGCTTTGCTTACCATGAACTCTGACTCTCTCTTTGTGGGAACTGTGTGTAATACTATTTTTGGCGACAACTAAGAAACAGGGAACGGCGAAATTTTTCACTAGCGATCTGTGGAAATTTTCGGTGAGAAAAGTGAGGAAAAAGTTTTTCTCAGTGTATATGGGAAATCATTCAAACAGGTTCACGATCTTGCAGGCTTCCTTGATGCGCCACGCAAAGTCGTCACCGAACTGGGTCGCAAATTCTTCTAGGGTGTAGTTGGAGTTGACCACGAGCACCCCTTGGTAGTCGTGCATCGCGTTGAGGATTTCAAACAAGTTGTAGCGACGTGCCTCTGTTTCCTTCACCTTGTCAAGTTCTTCAAGGAAGAGGCGAGGTGTGCGACCGTATTGACGCACGTAGGCTATCTTCTCCACTGTGACTGTCGGATACGGCACGCCGAGAACGATGGGACCAGACTCAGACTCCTTGTCGTTGCGGTGCATAGTCCAGTCGGTGTGTTCATCCAGCAGCTTTTTCGTGGAGATGCGCCAGAGAGGAAAAAACTTCTGTGCCTTGTAGTCGTACTGCGGCGCACGAACAGTTTCATTCCAGAGTGCTTCTGTATAGAGCGCCGTAGTCATCACAGTTTTGCCCGCCTGCGGTGGCCCGAAGAAAGCGTAGCCTTGATCCGGGTTAGCACGGAGGAAATCCATGACTTTCCGCTGACGATCAACAGGGACAGACAGCCCATCCTTAGGTGCAAGTGTGCGGAGCGTAAACGCCCGGTATGCTGGGGGAACCGTGCGAATCCAAATCCTGACAAACGTCGTGAGGCGTCCGATGTATTCGTGGCACGAGCGGCACGCTTCAACCTTCGTGAAGTTGGTAGTCTTGCCTTCCTTCGCCCACGTCTCATTCAGTATGTCGTTTGGCATCGTGACTTTGCAGCTTCCCTGACAGTAAGGGCAGGCTGCAAGGCGGGGCATCGCCTTGGCTACAAACCATGCGTAGCCGTCCACCCCGAGTTCTTCGCGTAGCTGTTCTTCGTTCCAGATCATACGTCGCCTTTTAGAATCTCTCTGTTACCTGAGTCCTGTCTGTACTTCGGACCCGGCTTAGCCTTGAATGAATTCTTAGATCGTTCCATCGCTTCCTGCCCCTTGAGGTACGCACCGTAAAACTTCATCAGCGTTGGCAGGTTCTTCTTGAGGGTGGCGACTGGGTCGTTTGCTTTACGCATGTACTCCGCGCTTCTGGGGTTCATATCCAGCACCCACGCAAGGAACCGCTTGAACTGGACACGATCATACTGTGTCTCCCCCATACACTCACGCAGTTGGCGCATCCAGTAAGCCCTCGTTTCTGCGTCATCAAATTCTGCTGGCTGCCCCAGAAGCGTCCAGAGGTAAGCTGCTACGCGTTCTTCATCCGATTTGAGCGTCTTCTCTTCCATACCAATCACTCTGCTTCCTCCTTCTCAAATACTCCACGCCGAGGCGTCTGCCATTCATTCATACATTCATTCTCTCTTGAAACCTCTTGCGCGACCGAAGGGAGCGGTTCTTGTAATACTTCTTGAATACTCGCCACCTGTGTCGGCACTTTTGTCGGCAGTTCTGTCGGTAGTTTTGTCGTCACTTTACCTGAAGTGCCGACAGCCATGGCGACAGTTTTGGCGGCACTACCTGTTGCACTGACGTCAACTGTGTCGCCACTATTGTCGTCACTTAGGGGAAATCCTGCTGTGACCGGGCGGAGCTTCTTGCCCTTAGCCTCGCCGGACGTTGGGATGTAATTGTTGATGAGGATGTCGTAGTTGCCCCGCTTACCACGCTGGTACTTGGACTCTATGTACTTTCCTTCGGCAAGCTGTTCAAGGACTCTCTCGGCGGTGCGTTCAGACCATTGGGAGCCAGTGAGATCACGAAGCTTCGCCCCAGAACCGTGCCACACCCCTGTAGCCCAGTCACACGTCTCCAATAGCACGGAGTAGGCAAGGAACATGGAACTATCCATCCAGCCCTTCCGCACATGCTCAAAGATGCCCTTACGCATCCTGAGAAACGCTTGGTTGTCACGTGGCTTGTTCATAGGACGTCGTAAGGCTCCATGGATTGTTCCACCACGCTGCCGTCAGGTGCAGCAGCGGCTCTGGAGTTCGGTGCGACGTAAGTCGCTGGGCCTTTGGGTGTAATGATGTGTGCAACCGGGTCCATGACGAACGGCATGCTCTTGAATGTGGAACCGAAGCGGAAGCGACCGTGAACGAGGTAGCCCTCATTGCCTCCCTTGAGGCGGGTGACAATGCCGATCATACAATCCGCATGCTGCGGAATTGTGGTGTAGAACTGCACTTGGCTCATCTGCTGCATCAGACCCAGAATGACGTCGTCCATGTTGTCCCCGATGGCGGTCTTCGCTTGGTTCTTTTCAATCTCCTTCTGCATCTTGGAGTTGAACTGCACTGACGTGATGAACATCAGACCCTTACCCTCACGCCCTTCAAAGCTGCGGCTGAGGGATTGGATGCGCTGTAACACTTGGACACCCTCCTGCCACGCGTCGTCACGCCCCATAGCGCTCAGCGGCATGACTTGGTCAAGGGGATCAATGAAGATCGCATCTAGTGGGTACTTCATGTGGAAGCTGTGAATGTAGTCTACGCAGACTCCGAGCCTGTCCTCTGCGTCCCCAGCGATGGCACTGATGTTTTCCACACCCATCCAACCCGGCAGGATTAACCGTTCACGGAGCTTTTGGAGCAGCTTATCAATTCGTGCCCAATCTTCTATCGTCGCCGTGCGGTTGATGCCTTCCCATGCGTCACGATCTGGCAGTACGCCGATCTCAGGGTCGTCCTTGACGAAGGAACCCAACATGAGGGTGAGCGTCTTCATCATCGGGATAGCTTGGTGCTCGCCGATGAGGACGAGGATGTTCTTACCCATCATGGCGGCGTTCACAGCCCAAGTCATGAGCAGGGTTGTTTTGCCGACGTTTGCAGGCCCGTAGATGAAGACCGTTCGTTCACCGTGGAGTCCGATATGTGAGTGCTCATCAATGGGCGGGAACCCGAACAGAAACTTGCCTGCGTCATTCACTCCGTCCACATCTTTGCGAAACTCTTCCGAGATAGCCTCTGTCATCATCTGGAGGGGCTTGCCGACGATGTCGCCTTGGCTGTAAAGCTTCCTCTGCGAGTGCCTGCGCTGGGCGATGACAAATGCCTGTTCATCCTCTTCGCTACCCGGTTTCAGGTACTTGTCGTAGTTTTTCTTGGTAGTCAGCTTCGTTGCGGAAAGAGAAATGGCACGGTCAAGCTCCGCTGATGTGGGGGCGAATTCTTTGGTAGGATCGTCCTTAAGGTCAGCGACGTAAGCCTTAATTTCGCTGAAGTGATCCTTCTTGCGAGCCTTCTTCGCCACGGCGTGGGAGGATTCGTCCATCCAGTTCAAAAGTTCAGCCCTATTTGGTAGTGTACTGAGGTCTTCAAAATACCCGAGAATACACGTCAGAGTCTCCCGCATCGGGCTGTCTATCATCCACACCCGAGCCTTTTCTATCTCAATGTACTCCTTGGCTGAAGCCTCTATGTGTGACTTGCGCAACCTGAACTGGGGGAGCGTCTCCACTGGATCACGCAGTATGGCACCTATCATCCACTCCACTAAATCTTTGATCCTGCTAATTGCGAGCTTCTTTGTTCCTGATTCATCAGCAGGTTCCACGGTAGGTTCTGGTGCGTCAATGGAATGCACCGCATCTTCGGCTTCTTGTTCCGCGTCAAGCTCGTCCAAGTCTTCCCACTCAAAGACTTCCCTCAACTCCTCAAGCGTGTCAGTCTTGTAGACCACGCCGGGGTAGGGTCTGTACAGCGGGTTTCCTTGGTCGTCCTTCTTCTCTTTCAGGATGCGGTTGACATCCTTGATCGTCAACCCTTCGCAATCGTCCGAAAAGCACTTGTAGCCCAGCGTGTCGCCGAAGACGAAACCGGATTTGAACCCGTCGCCGGAGTGGTGGTGTCCTTGGAAGAGGCAAATGTCGGTGGCCCAGATCGGGTTACCCTGCCACTCTTTCTCGCCCACAATGGTGTAAGCGCCCTGCTCTTCCCAGTGTTTGAAGTAAGCGTCTTTATCAAAGCTGGGATCAAGCTCCGGCATCTCGCCGTTATTGCTGTGTTTGTTGTAGCCAGGGGAATCTGTGGCGAGTCGCAGGATTAGATCAAACGGAACTTCCAACACAGGCTCATTTGACTCGTAGATGTAGTTTCTCCGGTACGGGCGTTCCGGCGAGTCCGAGCCTTTGCGTGTGGTTGAACCATAGGCACGGGTCAAACGGGCAGGGTTGTACACCGTTGAGTCAATCTTCGTGCCATCGCAGTCAAACTTTGTTTTCAGCGCCTTCAAGCAGTCGGCGTGGTGACCGAAGTTGGTCGCGTTGTTTACGAGATTGATGAGATACAGTAGGTGGTAGCCGTTTCCTGAATCGCAGACGTATGGCTGAGGCCATCCCTGTTCTGTGAGGTACTTCCGCACAGCCTTCGCAACCAGTTTCGTCTTGGCCTTCTCCTCATCGGATGAGGGTTCCTTCTGGAGGCGGTCGTATTCTTTCGGGTCAGACTCTCTGAGATGCGGAGCACGCTCAGTGTCACAGTCAATGAAAATCTTGGTGAGGCGATCAACGTCGCCGTTGCTGGCTGTTTGTCCACCCGGACCTGAGATACCCTGTTCCACCTGTTCATCAGTCGGGTTCACTATCAACCCACGCTCACGTATCAGGCGTCCCTTCAACGGGTTGATGACTACGTAGCTGGATTGAACACGAGGGTCTTGGTCAATTTTGGCGACGACTTCAGCCAAGCGATCTAAGTCTGTGAAGTAAAGACCACGACCACCGCTGCCCCAAAGCAGGGCACGGTACTCAATCAGTTCTCCGGGCTTGAAAAGTTTGGAGAGATAGCTGCGAATTTCGTTGGCTTGCGTGTTGTCAGAAGTAGACATTTTCCCCTAGATCGGAAGGGAGCACGGCTAGAGGTCCGGCTCCCATCCTCAAACGTCACTCGGAGCAACCCGGAGACGGTGCGACATACAGATAATACCGCCCATGACGGTATTTTCTCTTGAATGGGCTACACGAACCGTCAGTGACCATGGAAATCGTTGAAGTCAAAATACTCCAATACACCTTCCGTTTTCGCCAAATGTCGTGGCGAGACGAGGGTGCTATCCGCTTTGAGAAGGGCGGAAACCGCCTCCGTACCATTCTATCCCATGCGCTCGTGGAGGTTTCTGGGTTGAAGGTGGGGTCCCCGCAAGACGCCTTGAAGGTGTTGCGCCCACTACCAGACGCGGTCATCCAGCGCTGCTTCATCCTGTACAAGGGCAGCTTCCCCATGCCCCGACGCTTCTCAACCATGGGTCTGTACAAAGCCTCGGAGCCGGGTAAGTTCGTAGCACGTATAGCGGAGGTTGAGGAGCAACGTGACAAGATCATGGACAGAGTGGAGCAGGAGTTGGAAAGCAAGTTTGGAAAACAGGAACTTACCGAGCAACTAGAACTGGAACGTCAGATGGCAAAAAACTCCAAGCTGCGTGGTGCAACGAGAGCAACGCCTGACGAAGACAAGTTCGGAGCCACCCCTCCCCCCGGAGGCAGGAAAAAGAATGCCAACTAAGTTCACCCGCGGCCGGGACGCCTCTATCGGAATGGACTTGATGCGCCGTATCCAAGACGGTGAGCTTAAGCCTGCCCCGATCAAAGACGTTGAAGAGGTAAAGCACATCATCACCGAGAACTGCGAAGAGCTTATTGACCTTGGTGCCCGGATCAGACCCCTGATTGCAGACGGCAAGCAAGTCGGCTGGGTGCGTGGAATCCACTTCCAAGAAAAGCAGATGCTCAAACGCTGGGTGCGTGAACCTAACGACTACATCGCATTGACCTTGCAGAATGCCACTTCGTTCTCACGTGAAGAGATTGAAGCGATGCAGTCGGACGAGATCAGAAGCCTCGTGGATGTCGTCAAGCAGATGAGCGAGCACGACCTGTCGTTGTACCCGTACCTGAACGCCTTCGTTACAACGCAGTCGTCTGAGGTCTTGTGGTACGGTAAGGGCGAGCAGCTTACATCCTTTGACCACAAAGTCGTCACCATGCCGGACGGCAAGAAGATCACGATCATGGCTCCGCCTGATCACGCCCGCATGTGGGCGACGCTATGCGCATACCGTGAACAAGCAAAAAGGCGGCTGGAGGACAACACCAACGCCCTGTTCATCGTGCGCCCGTGGGCGGGCAAACACGCAGACCCCATAGCCAAAGAGCTAACTACTGTGGCACGGCAACTTGAGACAGGCTCCAACTATATGTGGGAGCAGGTGGTCAGGATACAGACCAAAGCAAACGTGGACATCAACGACGGGTGGGGACACCCCGGCGACTCGCTTGAGGACTTGCAGCGTGAACTGAAAGGCATGATGGAGGGCGACAAGCACGAGAAGGTGATGGAGGCTTGGTCAAAGCAGATGATCGCCGAAGCCGAGGCGAAGCAGAAGGAAGTTGAGGAAGCCCGCAAGAAGCGGGGCATTACTGAGGCGGGGGTGTTTCAGCAGAGCACGGTCGTTCTCACGGAGAAGGAAATCAGGGAGCGTCAGGCGGCTCTCGCCAAAGGGCAGAAGCCGAAGCCTACAGCGGTCAAGACACGCAGCAACTTTGAAGTAGACGCCACCACACGCCAGTTGGATAAGGTCAAGAAGTACCTTTAGGCGATGCCCATACCCTTCAAGAAGTCGTCGTCGGACTTGCGTGCCGCTTGCGCAGCCTCTTCCACACGCAGCGTTTCAAGGTAGGCGAGCCATTGTGGGTCGTCGGCTTTGAGACGAAGCGGTTCGTTGTAGTTCCGGCGCTTGTACAGGAGTAAGAGAACCGGAGCAAACGCCGCAAACGGAAACAGGGCAAACCACAGTGAGTACCTTGCCACTCCGCTAAACGAAGAGTAGGAAACGAATTTGAAACTCAGGAGCAGCAACATCTCGCACACGAAGGAACCAAACAGCCCAAGAAACATGTAGCGTGTGGACTTCATGTTCGTCCGCATCCAACCACCGTGGTCTTTCTGCCAGTCCTGTGACTGATCTCGGCGCACCCACAACCGGATGCTATGTGCGTGGCACAAAGCCATCATCCAGATCGCCACCGCCACCGGAGCAGCCCAAATAAAAGTTATCGCCAACCCTAGAAAATCGCTGTTTGGGCTTGTGATGAGAAGCAGTTGGGGAAGCACGATGAGGATAGCCGGGGCTGCCGCCGCTGCGATAAGCAGCCCGACGACGAGAAGTATCTGCTTTATGACCCACCCGATCAACCCTTCAAGCTCTTCAATGATGTGCATCGCGTCCTCCAGCCATAGTATACAGCTTAACCCCATGGTTTGTCTACCTTTAACCTATTGAAACTGTTGAGGATGTCACCCGGAAGTGAGTATTAGTCAGCAAAACCAGTTTTTCAGGCTGGCAAATCACTTACAGGAAGGTAAATCATGGACGACGTACAGAAGGCTCAAGGCGAGCTAGAAGCAATCGCTCCGGCACCGCCGCAGGAGCAAGAGGCACCCCCGAAATCGCTCGATGACGTGATCGCCGGGCTGAAGGGCTTTGGCATCGAAGAGTTTGAGGAAATTCTCACTTTGAAATGCAAGGGCAAAGACCTACGAATCAAGATTGCGAACATCCCAACATCCGACGAAATGCTCTCGGTGCAGGCTGCCGACGAGTTCAAGGGCTACCTGTGGATCAAGCGTGTGAAGGTTGAGCTTATCTCCCGAGCGATCTCTTGGATTGACGGCATTGACATCCGCACCCTCGCGACCGAGAAGCGGTTCGTCCCGGACCCGACTGACCCGAACCACGCAGTACGTGACGTGCAAACTGTGTTGCGCAACACGATCATGACTTGGGGACAGGAACTTGTGGAGTCTCTCTGGAAGGTTCTGATGAACCACTCGCAGAACATCGAGGACAGGCTCAAGGAAGAATTCCCCCAGAATGCCATGATGACCGAGGTTGAAACCCGACTCATTGATCGCGCACGCAAGCAAATGGACGAATCTTTCCAAGTCATCCGAGACGAGCAGGTCGCCGCACTGTATGACACGACGCCTGAGAAGACGCCCGAGGAGCAAGAGGCAAAGTAAGCTAAATGGCTGATCCGACCAATCCGACAGGTGCAGGTGGTCCTCCCACGGGAGGCGGTCCTCCATCTCCGCCCGTAGACCCCGGCACGGCTAATGTGTTTGAGCGCATGGCGTCGGCTATGGAACTCGCGAACCAAAAAGCCGAGGCATCGGAGAAGGCTTATGCGGGGATGGCTGCGCAGGTAGCCAGCATGACCGAGGCTTTCAAGGCGAACCTCAAGGTGTCCGAGAGCATAGAAACGGTGATGAAGAAGCGGGTTGAATTGGGCAAGAAGCTCAAGAACCTAAGCGACAAGGACCTAGAAGACGCGAAGAAATCCAAGAAAGAGCTTGAACTGATCGCCAAGCTGTACGAGGAAGGTCTGAAGCTCGCGCAGAAAAACACCAAAGAATCCAAGGAGATGACGAAGAACCTCGCCAAGGTTAAGGAATTTCTGAAAAACGTGGGGACGGAAGCCAAGTTTTCAGGGAAGCAGATTTCAGAAATGAAAGACCTGCTTGGGGAGGCGGCTCGCAACACCAACGACCTAGCTGAAGCCATGTCCAAGCTCACCAAGACTGGCGCAGCGCTGAAAGGCTTCACAGGCATTCTCGGTGCGATGGGCATCGGGAAAGGCATGAACCGCAACTTAGAGCGCAGGATGGAGCAGATTCGGGAAGTTAAAGACAAAGTTGAAGAGTCCCGCCAGCTTCGTAAAACCGCCACGGCGAAACACATGGGTCTCAAGCGTGAGAAAGCCCTTGAGGAGATGAGAGGTCAGTCTGCAAAAGGCGGTCTCACCGTTAACCCGGAGACCGGGGTACCCATGAAGATGTTTGACCCCTCGGGGGAACTCACCAGCGGTGGACGTCACACTCTCGCACAAAAAATGGGCTTCACTCGTGGCTCCAAGAAGTATAGCCAGTTTGTGGGGGGAGAAGCCCAGTTATCAGAGACAGCAGGCGCGGATGCCGGGCCAGCCTATGCTGCTGCCATGGAGGGCGGCGGCGGCGCTATTGAAGGGGTGATGACAGCCTTTGAGGGCGGCATTGAAGGTTTGATGGTGGGGCTGGAATCTGTCGCCCTTCCTCTAACGCTCCTTATCGGTGCCATTGAGCTTCTTTCTAAGCTCTTCGGGGAATACGTCAAGCAAAACCAGGAGATGGAAAAGAACCTCGGCAAGGGCGGTCTGTTCACGCAACCGGGCGTAGGCGCAGGCTCAGCTTTCATGCAGGCACGGGACGCGCTGCGGCCGAAGATGGGAACGGGCACAACGGAGTTGGGGATCAACTTTGAGCGCAACATTGCCATAGCGGGTGCGATGGCGAACTCAGGATTCGCTTCAGCCCAAGGCTTGGGCATCGGTGAGCAGGGACCGGGAGCCGCCAATATGGGGCTTGGACCGGGACAGCAAGACGAATTTATGAAGGGCGGCGTCGGCGAGGTGCAGCGCATCGTCATGGGAGTGGGCAGGGTCGGCGGTCTCACTGACCAAGAAGGCGTTGAGCAAGTCATGAAGCTCCTCTCGGAATACCGAGAGACTATGGCAAGTTCCGAGGGCTTCATGGCGCAGGTGAACAAGGACACAGCCGCCGCTGGCATATCCACCACAAAGTACTTGAAGATCATTGACGAGGTTTCCAGCAGCTTTGACAAGATGGGCAAGTCTTTAGAGCAGGTCACGGGAGTCATGCGTGAACTCAGCCGCTACGGCTCTATCAGTTCCGAGTCGTTGAAAGACATGATGGACTTTCTGGAATCCGGGCAGCAGAAAACCAACATGAGCAACGTTCAGACGGCTGCTTTCACTCAGGCAGTTATGGACCCGGCCACACTTAAGTCTCTTCAAGAGACGGAAAAATCAACACTGGGGAACTACGTTGAGGCTCTCAACGCTGAGGGAGCGAAGCACGGCATCTCTCCTTTGGACATCAACGCTTCCATCCAAAAAGGCGACTTCGCTGGGGCGCAGGGACAAGCGAACAAGATGAGGCAGCAGATCAATGACATCAAGGACCCCACTGTCAAGCAAAGCATGACCGATAACCTACAAAAGATTCAGGATCAGATCAACCGTGTCGGCGGCGTCATGTCCCCGGACTTTCTGAATCGTGCTGCATCGCAGGGGATGTACAAGGAAGACCCCGCACAGACCATCGCCGCCCTCTTCACTAACCTCAAGTTCTCCGCGAAGCAGGGCGGTACGACCATGAAGAACCTCATGGAGGGCGGTGGATCAGCCGAACAGAAAATTTTGGTGCAACAGCTTTCCGAGGCGATGGGGGTGAAGGCTGGCGGTTACGGCAATGCGTTTGAACTGATGCGTGCCGAAGCCGCGAATAGGGTGAGGGATGTCGCGACGTCCACGAACCCCACGGATCGCAGCCGCTTGGGAAAGGCGATTTTCTCTGAGTTTTACAAGGGGTCAAAAACGAAGGACGGCATCGCTCAATACCTTACCTCAAAGGGGATGGGCAAGTATGTAAAGGACAATTACGAGGCTACGCTAGACAACATGTTGTCCACCGAGGAGGGCAGAAAAGACTTTTCCAGCTTGGCTCACGAGAACCTTGACGCCATTGCTGATTCCGGTGCGACTCAAGACAAAATTCTGAAAGCCAACGCGGACGGCAACAAGCAGGGGGCGGACGGTATTGCAGACCAGATCAATCAAGCCAAAGCCATAGGTTCAAGGACGCAGAGCGTTGGCGACCTTCTGAGCAACACCTTCAAGCCTCTACTGATCAAGTTGATCCACGGGCTAGAGGGTATCGCCACGGTGGTCTCAAAGCTGGCGGGGCATTTTCTTGGGGGAGGTGCTCAGACCGCGGAGCAAGCTACTGCTGCCAAAGAAGGGGAGATGACTGACGTTGGTACGGCAATTGATAAACTCACCGGAAACGTCGAAGCCCAGCAAGCGAACTTGCGCACATTTCAGAAGGAACATACCAACGAAAAGGGAAAGATGTCTAAAGCCGATGCGGATACGGCAGACGCGATGAGTGATCAAATCCAGATCGGCGCGGACACCCTCAAGAAACTTGAAGAAATCAAAGACAGAGGGACATTTACGACAGGGGCGCAGGAGAGCGCCGTGACGGCGGCTGTGAAAAATATCCTCGGTGGGGGCGCAGCGGGCAAGCTGGAGGGCGCAGGGTTTCAGTCGGTCGTGGTCAACAACTACTACAGTTCCATGGTTCAGCAGGACACCACGCCTCAAGCCGGGCCTGGGTCGTCACCAACAGAGGGTGCCCAACCGCAGAAGGGTACGACAGGTAACAAAAAGCAATGATAGCCTTCTCCATCAACTTGCCGACCGACGTGCAGGCGCAGATCAACAGTGCTGCTGCGCAGTACAGCGTTGACGCTTTTGTAGCGTCCGCCGTTGCGCAGGTGTCCTCGGGCGGACAGCAGTCTTATCCTGACGGCCGCTTGGTGATCACACCCTACGGTGTGGGCGTTATGGGCATCAGCAAGGACGTGGCGGCTGCGCTTAATCTTGATGCCACGCAGCAAGTTCAGAACATCCAAGCGGGAGTCGCAACCCTCGCCGCCCTTCTCGCAGCGTTCGCGGGCAACTACCCCCTCGCACTCGCTGCCTACCTCACGTCAATCGCTACGGTGCAGCAGTTCAACGGCATCCCACCACTCGCACCCGTGTCCGATTTTGTGTACAACGTTTCTCTGATCGCCGCAAACGCAGGCAGTCCAAACGTGTCTAGCTTGTATAAGATTCGCAACGATGGCAATGCGAATCTGAGGCTGTAATCATGGCAATCACGACAAAGAAACCGACACCCCACAAAGCGGCCACCACGACGGGCAATCTCATTGACCCGGCTACGACAGGTATCAACTACGGCAGCGGAACCGAAGCGTCCAAGAGCACTAACAACCTCGTTGAGTTGGTGTCAACCATACAGCCTATTCTGCAAGTACCCGACGACACTCTGACGAACACAGCTTGGTACGCCGACACAGGGCTAGTTACCGGGAACCCTCGCATCCGGGCGAGTGTACAGCCCGTCTCGTTCGTTGTCTATTTTGACAGGAACGACCCGAACCAAATGCTACGGGATGTCAATGATGCAAAGACCGGGCGACCCATTGAAATCCAATTGAACACGTCGCTCTCGTCCTTTGAGATTTCCAGCAAGCACGTGTACAACCGCACGCCGTCCCGCACGGGCATGCACATCACGCTGTGGGGCATGGAACCAGACCTGATCAGCGGTCAAGGCACCACTGGCGTCTTCATGAACCAGTTCGGCATAACGGACTTCATGAGCACCGTGGGCATCAACGAGGACATAAAAAAGTTGCTGACCACCGGATTTAAGTCACCTCAGTTTGACTTGAACGCCAGCACGGAACAGCAGGCTACTGGAGCGGTGATTGCTGGTGCGGTTCCTCAACAGTCCCCCGCCGACTTGATCCTCGCGGCGCAAAACACGAACGACCCGAACGAGGCGTTTCGTGTGGCGGCACAGGACGCATTCGTTGAGTTCCTAAAGCTATTCCAAATGAATGGGAGCATCTGGTATCACTCGCAAAGCTATGCGAACGGAACCAATCTTGGCACCATCGGGCAGACGCAGCAGGAGTCTCCTACCGCTTGGTCGGCGCAGACCGGGGCGACAAGCTTCCAGCAGCACTCACGCAACAACGATGTCATGACTCGTGGGTATGTTGCCATGCGTTACAGGAACAACACCTACCTCGGATATTTCAAGAGCCTTAGCTGGACGCAGGATGCTGAAAGCCCGTTCCAGTGGAAGTTTAACTTCACGTTCCAAGTGGAAAAGACATACACGGCGCTGTACTACTCCAATGTTCAGGCGCAGATTCAGCAGCAGATTACAGCGCTTCGGGCGATCACTGGCGACCCGCAACCACCGCCCCCTCCGCCAGGAAGTGAGGGATAAAACATGGCTACCCCACAGAATAACAACATTGACAACGTCAGTGACGTCAGACCCGACGCCGGAACTCAGGGGCAGGTATCTCCTCAGACACTTCCCATCCGTGGAGAGAAGCGCATCATCCCCTCGCCTGTGGCTCCCTCCGACGTTAGCATAGCGTTTGAAGCTGCACGTCTGGCGCAGGGCGGACAGCCTAGCGGACCACTCGTTTCGGACAAAGACTTTGAGATTTCTGCGGCAATCTCGCCTTACGTGGACTACGTCGTCGTGCGTCTATACAACCGTGGTCTCGGCGGCAACGGACAGCCGGACAATTCACCAGCAGTGTACCGCTTCCTCATCAACCCTTCACAAGTCGTAGTGAACCGCACGACACTTGACGGTCAGGCATTCGCACGTTCCGGTTGGCAGATCGGTGTGTGGGGCGAGGACTCTCTCCAGATCAGCCTCACCGGGAAGACAGCGGGTCAGTATTTCGCATTCGGAACGACGGATAGGTACCAGCCCTTTACCGAGTCCTACCGCAACCTTGAGCAGCTTCAGGTTGTGTTTGAGAACAACGGCTATTGGTTTGAGGGGGAAAAAGCTGCTGAAGGTCCGCTGGGCGCTGACTTCAGTCGCCGCATCATCAAGATGCACTCTGACGTGGAACTTATCGTAGGGAACTTCATGTGGTACGGGATGTTTGAGTCCCTGACAATTTCACAGAACGCAGATGCACCATTTCTGATGGACTTCCAGATTAACTTCATCGCTTGGAAGGAGCGCTTCCGTAAGGGGTCGCCGTACAAGGACACGATTCACAACGACATCAAGCGTGGGCACGACTACGGCACGTGGCAACCCTCCGCTCTCACAACACAGCAATCAGGAAACGGCTTTGGCACGTCCACAACTGTGGCTACTACTCCAAACACAGCAGCCAACCCCGTCAACCCCTTTGAGCTTACATCCGCACCGATCACGGGCAACTTGGTTCCACCACCGCAGCTTGCACCCGTTGCCCCCGCTATACAAGCAGCGCAGGACAGCAACACATATTCGCAGGTCAGCCCCGATTCAAACGACACGTCTTATATGCCGCCGACACTCAATCCACTTGACCCGGTGAACTTCGGAACATGGAACTACGTCATCTCACCGTTAAATATCGGTAAGGGGAGGTAAGACAATGGCTTCCCCACAAGACATCATCAACAACGGCAACACAGGGGGCACGACCGTCCCGACCTCAGGGAACATGATCCGCAACATCTCGCAGACCGTGCAGGAACGTGAGATAGTTAAGACAGCGCCCGACGTGGTCGTGTTCATTGAGGGACTGCCGTACCTCATCAACCCTTTCGTCAACGATCCGAAAAATGGACACCTGACCACCTTGGTCAACTTCAATGACCATGTGACTGAGTTCAGCGCCACGTACGACACGGATGCGATGGTGCCGAACTGCACCGTGCAGCTTCAGGTGCCGAACTATTCAAAGTACCTGTACCAGATGCCTGGCGGCAACAACGTACTCCAGACCATGTCGCAGATTCAGGTGTACGCCAAGTCGTACTATATGGCAGCCGGAACGGGCGACACCGTGTACCGTCGTGTGTTCAAGGGCGTCACCTCTAACATCAGCTACAACGACAACGGCAAGACGCTTGAGATCAGCATCCAGTGCCACGGAATTATGCACCTGTTGGAAAAGATGCAGACGAACATTCACCCGTCTGTCAACACCTCCCACCACACCGGAGTTTCACAAACGATCTGGCAGTCCAAGTACGCTTCCGGCAATTGTTTTGAGGTGCTCGCCGCAGTGTTTCTTGACGGGCTACATTCGGACATGTTCCAGATCGGCTCGTTGCTGCAAGCCGCTCAAGACCCGTTTCAGCAGGCTGTAGAGCGTGGCTTCATGGCTAAGTGGCAGTCTATCTTGTGGAACATGGTGAAGGACGTCCACATCTTCGGCCCGTACAAAGACCTAAGCGGACAAGCCTCACCTATGAAGAAGAACCAATCGTGGGGCGCTCAAGACGACAACATTCAGTCTTCTGGCGTGACCAAGACTTCAAAACAGTCCGAGAAGGACTTGGTTGCGGAATACCAAACGTACTACGGCTTGATCCAGACGTATTTTCCGTTCAGAAACATCACTGCACTTGACTTGGAGAACAGTGTCATCGTCAACAGGCTGGACATCATCCGTGAAGTCGTGCAGAAGATGGACTACGAGGCGTACCAAGATGTGGATGGCAAGATCATCATCAAACCGCCCCTATACAACTTGGACGTCGTCAACCTCGGCACACGCACCAAGCAAACCCAGACAGGGCCGAATAGCTCAAACAACAGCTTGAGCAACCCGGCGACTGCCATCTACGAGAGCAACAATCCGTTCGTCGTCTACCTGTCGGAGATGCTGACCGAACAAGAGAGCGAAGACCAAGCAGCGATCCGCAGGACACGCACCACGGTCGTCGGCAACGTGTTGAAGAGCCTCGGCAACGACTACAAGGCTTTCTTCTCGCAAGTTGGAGAATACATTGACATCTCCAAGCTGGCGAAGTTCGGTCTGCGTGAGGAACCGCTGTACCAAGTTCCGTGGATTCAAGAGGGCGACAAGCAGACGCTATTCGTCCATGCGGCCGCCGAGACCGCACGTGCGAACAGGGGCTATCGCACATACTCGTTTTCAATTCCGATGCGCCCGGAACTGAAGCTGGGCTTCCCAGTCTTCATCCCGCACAAGGACATGTACGCCTACATCAAGACGATCTCACTGAACTACTCCGTTGGCGGAACTGCGACGATGACAGTTACGTGCGACTCGGTTCGCCGTAGGGTGCTCGTCAATACCCAGCAGACTAAGGGGTCCGGTAATAGTGCAACAACATTCGCCGCGTACACGCCTGCGCCGAACTTGATCTACCAGTGGACGAAGGCATCAACCGACACGCAACAGGCTAATGCACTAAGCCCTAACCCCGATTCGTCGCCCAGCAATGCGCAAATTCGGGCAAATTTGGCAATCAACTACGCCGCAGGGACAATCAGCGGTGTCAGCAACGACAGCACCAACGACTCCACTCAAGTGGGAACATCGCAGTCACTTGCGACTCCGGTCAACAACCCAGACGGCACTCCAACGTCAACTCCTGCTCAGATTAAGCTTTATTCCGTCAAGACGCAGGGCTTGGTGTCTAAGATGGGCAACCAGTTTGACACGGAGTTTGCCACATACGTGATCAAGAACGACGGCAACCAACAGCAGGGCACCATGGACCCCAATGTTGGAAAGAACATCGTGGTCAACGGAAAGTCGTACAAGAACACGAATCCGGGTCCGGGCTTCTTTACAGCGCAGCGCCCCGCCGACTTTTCTTACATTCAGGCGCTCACCGGGAAACCTAACGCACCGACCACCAACTCCGTGATTCCGTTCACTGACGACAAGGGCTACGAGCTTATCTCACCGTTTCCGTGGGGACGCTGGACGGACTTGAACACCGCTGTCAGGATGTTCACCCAAGCCGGATTTCTACCGCAAGCCGTAGACGCAAACGGTAATCCGATCCAAATAAGCCAAGACGATCTGCGAACTTTGCAGAACACCGAAGCCTTCCTGTTCGCCGGGCTGGGAACGCCGTCAGCAACGGGCGATCCGTCAACGCAGCTTCAGACTGCCTTGAACAACCAACAGCAGCTTGTCGGAGGCTCGCTGACAGGCGACTATGCCTCGCAAGCCACGTCAACGCCAGCGGCGGGCACCCCGATACAGAAGACAGCGCAGGGGTCGGCGAAGGGAGGCCTACAGAAGTCCGTAAGTCAACCCGACGCCACAGTCATCATCCTGCACTACGATCCGATGCAGCCGGGGTCAAATGCCGACAACACTTTGCTCAACTCCGCACAGCCGGAGAACAAGTTTGCTGAGCAGCTTTTGGCGAACACCCAAAATGCTCTTCAGCAGACTGTCAACGTATTAGTCTCTGGGGAAGTGTCGCCCACGCCAGCCGTACAGGAAGCTTTGCTCGCGGCTCAGACGCAGCCCACTCAGCCCCAGAACGTTCAGCTTTTGAACCAGATAACGAAGTAAACCATGATTCGAGACAACACAAGGCACTACCCGCAAGCACCATTCGAGCGTGACCGCCAGCGCATGGCGAACGAGCTTTATCTCGTTGAAGTGCTGTCGGTGGACTACGAGCGCCGTGTCTTGACTCTACGTGACCTCAAGAACAGCATGATCTACAACGAGGTCAGCATGTTCCCGGCGAACGTCTCTTCGCAGGAAGAGATTGACATCAACATGCCCGAACAGGGCGCATGGGGAATCGCCACCAACTACGAGTATGGTCACGGCGGCTTCAAGTTCCCGATGGTCGTGGCGTGGATTCAGCAGCAGCGCTTGCAGGGCATTGACGCCATCGCCAACCGACCGCTCACAGGCGACCGCATCCAAGGCTATTCCGACCGCCGCCGTCTTTCGTACCGTAAGGCGTACCCTGGTTCAAAGACAGCGACGTATTCGGGCGGGTTTTCCGAGAGGGTTGACACCGCTTGGGACAGACAGGGCGCTGACTTTTCCCGTGACAAGTTGGACTCCGACAAGCGCCAATGGACTACGATTGCCGGGCGCAGGGTCACATATAGCGACGCAGGCGTCTCGTACCAAGGCTCAGTCAACCGCCCTACCGCTCCAAACCTAGTCCCCACGCTCTTACCGGACGGTACAAGCGACTCAATCGCGTATTTGCAGCCTGGTGCCCAGCCGTCCGACCGTTACATCAGCGGGAAGCAGGACGTGATTCCGTTCAGCGAGAACACCGAACTTGTGCAGGAGTACTCGCTGGATTATCCAGTACCCTACGAGACGTTGCAGACCTCGCTCCTTGACACCATTCTAGGCACGACCGCAGACCCGTGGCTCCGCACGACGGTGACTCCGGCGAACGGCACGATCCCGGCATTTGACAACGAATCGTTCGTCATTAACCAAGGTGCGGATGACCCGTTTGATGACCGTGTAATTCCCGTAGGCCCAACTTCAAACGAAGGCGCAACACCTCAGCGCCGGGGTTATATTCTGGAGAAGGCTGCGGGTACACTGGTCGGCTACAACCTTTACGACCCCAGCACTTACGGCAAGGTGCTCAAGCCGCAGCTTTTCGTCGGTTCCCAGAAGCAGGCGTACCTCGGCAAGTTCGGAAGCGCCGTGGAGTCTGGCTACCTACCCGTGACCGATTCCACGGATCACGCAGAAGCGAGACTCGCCGCATCATGTTTTGCAATTCGTTTTCCATACGAGCAGAACACAACCCGTGTGAACGTCACCAAAGAAGGCTTGGTGCAGATGGAGATCGGAAGCACGCTTCCGAAGGAGAACATCCCCCTACTCCCGGCGAAAGGCTACGAATATCCCTTCGGCGCAGGACGCTCCCTTGAAGCAAACCTCGTAGGTTCCGCCCAAGTCGTTGTTGGCAAGAACCGCAGCGAGGAAGAATCGCTTGACCTCACCGCCCTCGGGCAGGTTGTGTTGCGCCTCGGTTCGGACGATACCTCAATCCCCAACCCAACACGTAACGACGGGCGTGTGACCCAGACGCAGATCAGGAGTCAGAAAGACATGGTCTCCGACCGTGTTCTCCAGTTCTGGAACCAGAATGGCGTCGTGCTCAAGCCCGGCGACGCGGGCAGCTTGACCATGAAGACCGGAGGCGAGAGCGTCTCGCTGCGTGGTGCGTTTGACGGCGGTACCGTGCTGCGCCTCGGTGCGAAAGACCCGGCAGCCAAGCGTCGCCATCTGTACAACGGTTATCAAGACGGACCCGGTAAGCACGCATACGGTATCAACGACGCCGCACGTATTGACTCAAAGAGCTATCGTGCAGATTACGGCGCTGGGGACTCAATCTACCAGTTCCACGATCTTACGCAGGCAGGCTCACCGATCTTGCCGTCAACTTTCCAAGCGCCTTACGTCTGGTCTGGCACACCGATCACGAGTCAGTCGCAGCCCAGTTCGCCAATGGATTCACACGGGCAGTCTCTTGACTTACATGCTGTGAGGGACATCCTCCTCCGTGTCGGAGCGAACCCGGACTCAAAGCAGTCAATCCTGATTGACACGGCAGGCGGTCTCGTTTTTGATCTCGGCACCGATAACCAAGGGCGTTCCATTACGGCTGCGCTTGAGGGTGGTGTGGAGATCACGATCAAGGCGAACAAGCAGGGCAAAGCGCTGCGCCTCATGATTGACGGGGACATTGACATCAGCCAGCGCGGGAACTTGAACTACTATTGCTCGGGTGATGCCACGCTTGAGTACACGTCTCGTCGCCAGATCGTCAAGACGGACAACGTAGAAACACAGCAGAAGAGAATCACATCCTCCCTCGTGCGTGACACGACCGAGGCACCGGACATCGTGAACAACCAAGGGTTGTACACGTCCGACGAGAACAGCTAATGGGACTCACAGACGCCGAAAACCAGGCCCTATTGTGGCCGATCAAAGCGAAGGGCGCTGTTGTTAGGACACAACCGCTCAACGACCCCACCATCTCCAAATTCTACCCGGTCTCCATGGAGCAGGGGCGCTTCCTTGAGTGCAGCATAGCCGACGCGAACAACTGGCTTCTCCAGAAGAAGCAGCTTTTGGACGAGTACATCATCTCGTACAACCACATGAATTCTCTCGCCGTGGACGGACAGAACGGCAGGCAGGTGCGTGCCCCGCTGTATGCTGGCGATTCAATCAGCATCCTTCAGACAGCGCAACGCCTCCAAGTAGAGATTCAGGAACTTGTGCAGGCGCTTGAGAGCAACATCACCACGCTTCTCTCCATGGAACAGTCCATGCTCGCCATGGTGCAGGGAACGCTCAACAGCATCTCAAACCTGCTGAACAACATCTGCAACTGGGGCTTGCCTGCGCTACCGTCTATTCCTAACCTGTTCCCAGAGATGCTTTGGAACTGGAACGGCTTCCTGTTCTCGCCACTCGCCCTATTCGCTGCATTCAAATCAAACACGGACTTTGACTTCAACTTCACGTTTGCGAACTGCTCGTTCGGACCAACGACGATGCCTAGTTCGTTCGTGTCAAACCCGATTATCTTGACCAACAACAGCGGGTTGACATTCGGTTCCTCAACATACTTTGTGCCACCGTTCAGCGGCAGCGTGGTGAATCCGAACCAAGACCTGACTGACCCAACGTTCATCAACACGATGCAGACGAACACCACCAACCCGGTGTTCAGCACTGCGTTTAACCCGTTGCAGAACATGCTAGGAGCGTTGCCGGACCCGCACTACATCATCTCAGACTGGCAGATTTTGGGTCTCAACAACTTCATCGTGAGCATCGTCCCCGCCCTCCGGGGGAACACGGTCTTCGTCGGCGACCCGGACTACAGCAATCCCAACTTCACGCTTCGTGATCTCCAGCTTCGCAAGGATTTGATCAGCTTCGTGAACCTCGGAAACATCGTCGCATCCAATTTTGATCCGCTGCTCACCGCCGCATGGTTGATTTACCTCAGCCTTGACAGGCAGGGTAGAGGCGGTGTCTGGATTCCCAACTTTGAGGCTGTGTACCAACAGTACATCCAGCCATCACTCAACGCCGTGACAACCCTCGCGGTGCCGTGGAACGACGTCCTCGGCTTGACGAACTTCTTTTGGATGAGCACGTGGAACACCACCACTGCGTATGCCGTCAACGACGTGGTCACGTATAACGGTAGCACTTGGCTCGCCATCGCTGCCAACACGGACGTGGTACCCGGCTCCGATGCGACTATGTGGGAACCCGCCCCGGCGAACACGATCTACTCCAACGTTCCACAGATTCCGCTGCTTCAGACGTTTGCCAGCCTTACGCCGAACGAGCTTAGCCATCTGCTTTGGCAGCTTTCCTACATTGAGGCGTCGCTGCTGGGCTACACACGCAACCCGCAGTGGGATTCACGCCAAGACAACTCGTACTTGGCTGGTGCGACAGGGGCAGACTTGGATTACCAGCCCACGGCGGTTTCTACATCGGTCGCCAACGTGACTCTTGGCACTGGCACAGCAGAATTTCCGGTGCCTATCAAGTTCCCGACCTCGTTTCAGCAGACCATGAATATCGTGATTGATCTTGCGTCAGCCGACATTAACGCCGACGTTTCATACCTGTCGCCGCGTATTGCGAGCCGCTACACGTACAACCAGTTCGCACTGGCTACACAGGTTGACCGCTTCAGCCAATTCTGGAGGGACTTCGCCAACAACTTGGCGATATTCCTTGCGCAAGACCCGTACCTCGTCCAGTTCGCTGCGACGTATCCCGAGATTCTCAACGGCGCGATCAATCCTTTGGGAGACCCCACCGCGTATAACTCGCTGCTTCAGGACGTTGCGTCACGCAGCCGCACCTGGACACCTGGCACACCGCTGCCTGTCATTCCGGTTCAGCCCGTCACAGTTCCGCCGAGTAGCTTCAGTCCCAACGTGAACGACAACGGCTGGGTCAACAGCATGGATTTCAACCCGGTTGCGTTTCTCGCACGCCCGGACATCCAATCCCTCTCGATTCCTACGCAGATAGCCATGCTGCGCACGAACCTCAGCTACGCTGGAATCAACGTCTGGAAGAACAACATGCAGACGTCCATCACGAATGCGATCAACAATGCGAACGCACTACTCCAAGCCACGCAGCAGATCGGGTTTCACGTCTCCGTGTACACGACGATCACCGCCGTGCCACCGGGAACCAACGCACAGGTCAACTTTGACGCACTACAGCTTCCGCAGGACTTTGACTTCACGGGCAACGTCACCACGATTCAACCGGGTCTGTTCACCATCCAAGCGGCGGGCACTTACAACGGCATCGGCATGTTCGTGTGGACTGTGCCCTCCGCTGGAACTTACACGATCACCGTGACGAAGACCGTTGGACTCGTAACGACGGTCGTAGCGACGGCCTCCAGCACCACGACCGTCGCCGGGCCGACCACGACCAACGTCACGTTCACGCAGCCGTTCGCCGTGGGCGACGTGGTGAAGGTGCTCGCCTCGACCAACTTGATAAGCGGTACCGCCGACATAGAGCCGACCAGCACGTTCAGCATGATCCTGTCGCAGGTCACCTCACCGGGAGGCGGGGGAAACACCGTGTCCGCGCAGGGGCACACACGCACCTACGACTTGGACAGTCCGCTACCAATCTGGGTCACGCAGCCCGTACCCGCGTTGACGGCTATCGGCATTGAGACGATAGACGGTAAGGCAACTCCAATAGACCCGTTCGTCCCCACGATCAGCCACATCCACATCACCGGAAGTTCAGGGTCGTACATCGTCACTGCTACTGTCAACGCGAACAACTTCGCAGTTGGCAACTTGGTTGTGTTCTCTGGGATGGGCACCGCTGATTTCCTAAACGGTATCACGGGGACGGTCACCTCAGTTAGCCCACTGATAATTGCGATGGACTCCTCGTTGGTGATCCCGGCTTGGGCGCTGCCCACGCCGTACGACGCCGCAGACACGGGGTCTATACTCTACGCCATTGACGCCTCCGGTGCTGTACTTGCGCCAAACCCAGACGGTGTCACTCTGACTTCCGGTGCGCAGGGGCAGTCGGTGACGGTCACTGCGTACTACGGCGAGCAATACTTCCTGTCCCCGGTCACCGCGAGTGACCAAATTGAAGTCGGCGGCTTGCTATACGTCGGACTGGACGGAAGGCTGACGCAGGACTATGCTTCCATGACTACCGGATCGGCTGGCGGCGTCTTCGGCGCTGGCCCGTTCGGGATCGGCCCGTTCAGCAGCGCCCTCGCAGTGGGCTGGGTCATCTGCATCGGTCGTGTGGTCGCCTATGACCCGCTCACCCAGACGATGACCTTCATCTACGAACCTCACGTCCCGACCCGCTTCTCTTCAACGATCTAAACTGTTGAAAACAAAGGGTCAAGGCGAAAACCCTTGACTCTTTCCCAACTTTCAGGTATTATGTATCTGCTGGGGAGCATCCAAGCGTACCATCGCCGTGATGCTCCCTTTCGTGTTTTCAGGAGGAAACATACAACTAAGTCCTTCCTAATCTGTATTTTACGGAAGGACGAAACGCTGACATGACTGTAAACTACTATTCCTTACGGAGGAAACAATGAAAGCTAAACTATTGCTGGTCTTGGGTTTGTCCCTGCTGCCAGCCGTTGTGCAGGGTCAGACTTTGGACAGGCAAAAGCTAAACTCCTTTGCTGCCGCCGTGGCGCATGCCGAAGGTTTCGGAGTCCATCACGCGATTCCGACGAGATACCACAACCCCGGCGACTTGAAGTCCGCCGCGATCTACGATCCGCTCCCCGGTCAGAAAACGCTGGGCAAGGGCGGTCACATAGTGTTTGAGAACGACGCCGCAGGATGGGCGGCGCTTCGGGACTACCTGTCCAAGATGGTTGACGGTCGGTCAAGACGATTCAAGCCTGATATGACACTTGCGCAAGTGTCGCGAGTCTACGCGGGCAACTGGCGTCCTTGGCTTAACATCGTGACTACGGAATTGAACGTCAAACCGACTGCCAAGCTGCGAGAACTGCTGCTTTACGTGGAGCCGGAACCGCCGCTGGTCACTGTGATGCAGACCCCGGTGCCGAACCTGCTGCCATTCCCGCAGCCAGTTCCACCCCCACCGCCTTCAACGGTGGATAATCAATCCCTCGCGGAGAACTTTCAGTATTAGAGCCAGAGAGGCTCTATGAAAGTCATTCAACTGCCGGACGTGCTGCACGAGTACCTCGTCCACGTCTTGCTGACGTACCACGCTCACCCTACGGAAGGCGTGGGCATCGCCAATCTGTGGGACGCTTGCACCAAGAATGCAACCCACATTGACGACGCCGAAGTCCGCAAGATGGCGGCCGCTGGGGCACCTCCCGGTGATTCCGGCACGCACGTCCATCTGCCGACCGATCCGCACATCCCCGGCGAGCCGTGTGATTGCGAACCCGAAGGCACGAACTATGCGGGGCCACGCTAATGGCAAAGGCGAAGCTCAAACCCGAGTGCGCGATCTGCTTTGACGAGGAAGGCAGCTACGGCTGCGTCCGCCCGGCGCACGCGGCGTGGAAAGGCACCGAGAAGCGGATCACCAAGGAAGTCCTTGCGTCCTCTATCGTCCAGATTGGCGACACGGTGAAGAAGCTCTACGACATCGGACTCAATCGTCGTGCCGTCGTGGCGCTCATTGCAGATGACACGAAGCTTGGCAAGGGAACCATTGAAGCTGTCCTTGACTCCCTAATCTCCTTTCGGAACACGTACACCAAGTGAGCGACTGGCAAGTCAAGCCCGAACGAGAACTCCGCTGGCGTGACATCTGGTGGCCCGTGTACTACTTCTTCTGGAGGAACACGTGGTTCATTCGTCGCCTCCGGTGCAAGCACAATGGCGTCCACATGTGCGGTACTGACACCAGAGGCATCACGATCTGCGCGAACTGCTTCAGCCCCCGAGTCCCTCAGATGTGCGGCACGCAATCCCCTAAATAAGCCATTTCCAACCCTTTAGCGAGGGTTGAAAAATGGCAAACAAAGACGGCATCATCAAGTGGGTTATTCGGTTTGAGGACTCCACGCTCTCCGGCGTGGTCACGAACCTACCCGGCGACAGCGGTGGCATGACTCGTTTCGGAATCGCCAGCAACGCGCACCCCGAGGTGCCCGCAAGCTTCTACACCACGGACGTGGCGACGGCTCTCTTCATGGCGGAGCAGATTTACGCCAACCAGTACTGGCACCCACTCCACTTGGACTCCGTCAACGATGACGGACTTGCGAGCGTGATGATGGATTTTGGAGTCAACACGGGCGTGTCCCGTGCGGTGAAGGAACTTCAAATACTTCTCGGCACGACACAGGATGGCGTGATCGGACCACACACTCTTCAACTGATTCAGAATGCTGACCAACCGACTCTCGCAGTCAATCTCCGTGCCCAGCGGGCTGCTTGGGATAAGCAAGTGGTCGCAAATAATCCTGCTGATGCTCCGTTCCTCAAGAACTGGCTCAAGCGTGCAGCGTTGATTTATCCTGACAACGGTGGGCTTTAGACTGCTACGTCCAGATAGACTGAATCTTGCACAAAGTCAATTGAGACTACCATGTGCGAGTTCATGCCTATGATCGGATACGGCGGCGGGTAAGGCAGCGTAATCTCTACCTTCCAGAAATTGGGGTTGAGCGTCGGCGGAATGCCAGCAACCGGAGGAGCTAAAGGAGCGCCGAACAAGAGCGCCTCGTAGCGCACGCCGTTGTATGTGACGATGTCGCCAGCGTTGTAGCTGGTTGAGGGGTTCCACACCGGGTACGTGTAAGTGGCTTGGCAGCCTGAGTCCGGCACGTACGTCACAGAGATGATTCCATCCGCATAGCACACGCTGGCTGGCGTGAAGCCTATGACTGCGCCGTCAAAGTTGTTCGCAAGTGCGTTGTTGTCCGCAAGCAAGAACTGCATCCACAAGGGAAGGGCGTTAGCTGTGGCGACCGGAGTACCTTGGTCCAAGATCACCAGCGAGACGGGGGAAACCAAAACGAGACCGTAGGTCGGGAAGTTTTGTTGGTCGCCTCGGAACTCGTTACCCGCCTGCGCCTCAGTCCACCACGTTGCTTGAAGGTTCCCGCCAGCGGCGTGGTACGGGCTTGCATTGCCGTCCTGAACCCCGAGGGTGTAGTGGTTGCCGTTGAAGGCGAACCCTGTGTGCAGGAGGGGGATAGGGTTGTAGAACGAATCGTTGTCGTGCGGCTGGATCAGGCACGTAGCCACGATATTCTGGTCTATGAAATCGTAAGGCATCTGGCTCCCCTAACAAAGGCGTTCGCTAGTTGTTCCACGGTTACCCACTATCGTTCCCCCAAGTAGAGATGAGAGAACTCACCGGGCAGCGTTTCGGGCTTTTATCGGTCGTGGGCAGGGGCGAGCCAGTCGGCTCCCGTGCCACATGGCGGGTGCATTGTCTCTGCGGTAAGGAGAAAACAGTCCGTGAGGATCACCTCCTGAACGGACGCACGAAGTCCTGCGGCTGCGCCTCCAGCAAGATGCGCAAGTCAAAGATGGAGAAGAGGTTCAACCTCGTCAACCAGCGCTTCGGCAGCTTGCTCGTGGTCTGGCGGGTCAATTCCCAGAAGGTCGGGGATTCCTCACATTCCTGCTGGGCATGTAAGTGCTGCTGCGGTGCCGTCATTGAGGTCAGCGGCAAGGCTTTAGCTGGCGGGAAAACATCCTGCGGTTGTAAGGAACCCGGAGTATTTGTTGTCAGAGAGGCTGCGGCGGTCTAATGGCGAGCACATTCCAATACCCCCTGATCGTTTCACGAACCCTTGACCCGAGCGGGAAGAGCCTCAGAACCATCGTCGCTCTCCACGATCACGAGATCAGCGACGCTGACATCAACGTCATTCAAGACCTGCAAGACTCCAAGCGTGCGGCCGTCCTCAACGACATGGTCGCCTCTGGCTGCCTGACGTACTCCCCGCTGGTGTTCAACATCCAGAACCCTCTGGTCTTCACCATCCCGGCTTTTGATGTACTCTTCAACGGTACCGTGGTGCCCATCGTCGGCAACCAGTCTTCCAATCTTTCTCAGAACCGTGTACAGATTCCTGCGCCCTCAAACTGGGCACCTGGCACTGCGGAAGAACCCGCCCGCCTGTATGTGGTGTTCCTTGAACTCTGGTACCAGTCACTCAACCCGGTCACGGGGCAGGGGTACTTCCAAGACCCGATCACGAAGCTCTTCTATTTCTACCCGTACGGCGGCATCCAACCCAGCCCGAACAATGCAGAAATTCTTCCTGACGACTCCATTGACGTGACGGCGGGTCTGTTCACCACAGAACGCGCACAGATTCAGTGGCGCATCAATGTGCAGCGCGTGGGCTTGAACTACAACTTCAGCACGTTCAAGTTCGGTCTAGA